TGCGTTCTGCCAGTGTCGATTTACCGGATGCTGCCGGCCCTGCAATTATGATTTTTACGCTCATGGTGTTGTTTGTTTAACTGTTTCCATTTTGGAAATAGCTGGTGTTTAGTGTCAGTTGTTTCCATTTTGGAAATAGCTGGTGTTTAGGATGGAAATTCACGTTTTATTACTATGCATGTCCAGCGATCAGGTATGCCCCACTGAATGCCTGGCAGGTGCGTGTATTCAGTTATCAGGCCCATGTTTTGCAGTTCTTTAAAAAGTGTCTGCATTTGATCAAGCAGCAGGTATCCCATGCCCATAGTTCTGAATAGCGTGTAAAACCCTCCGCATTTAGTGCCGGTCGGTGTGGTGCATTCGCACAGGAATGAATGCAGCGCGATTAGTTGCTGTTGTTTAGTCATCGTGTGTTTTTATTGAAATGTGAACCCCTTTGTTTTCAGTGTGACCGTTTCTGCCTGCACTGGCTGGCCCTGCTTTGCACCTGCCTGCGCTGTGCGTTTGTATTCCGATTCACGTAGTACCCACCGTTTGAATGATTGGTGCAACTGGTGCGCACTGTGATTGAATTTCTGATTTTCAATCATGTACGATGCCCACATGGTCATACAGTCCTTTAGTTGTTCGGTTGTCATCCGGCTGCCCTTTGCATCGTTCAGGATGCCGACCGTGTATTCATTCGGATTCCCTTTGTAGTATGCTGCCATGATTGTCCGCAGTTCGCCGTCCGTGCGGTATGCCTCGCGCTGACTGTGGTATGCCGATGAATCCGCAGCGCCTGAAACCGCCGCGCCTGCCCTCTGGCCTGCGGCGCTTTCTTCTTTTAGGTCTGATGAAAATTCAGATGTGGGAACAGATGATACAACAGATGGAATAACAGATTGAATAACAGATGTAGTCTTTGTTTGCTGTTCAGATGGTGTTTCAGATTTGGGAACCGGACTAATCTGTTGCGCCTGCAAAGAGGGTGTGTCCTCTCTATTATCTTTATTATTCTCTTTATTATTATTATCCGCACTTTTGCGGATAGGGTCGCCGCACTTTTGCGGATAGGTATCCGCATTTTTGCGGATAGGTCTTGCCGGCATTTTATCAGATACTGCAACTGATTCAGTTAACCAGATGTAGCGTTTGTTTCCATCCTCTGCATCAATGCGAACGTCAATAAAACCATTAGTTTCCAGTTGCTTTATGCAGCGGGATATTGTGTCAATTGAACAGGTGTACAGATTTGCAAAGTACGCATTTGATGCCCAACAATAGCCATGCTTCGTTGACAAAGATGTTATTTCTGCGTACAGCAGTTTTGCCTTATCGCTGATCTTTGTTGAATACCGTACAGGTGCGGTCAGGATAGAATAGTAATTTGGTTGTTCTGTTGACATGGACTAATAAAGATTTTTTGGGTTCACAACTATTGAATGAATCGTGCCACTGTGAAAATCAGCCTCAAAGTGAATGACGTGCTGCTGCATCAGGCTGTTCAGGCCACGCGTGACGGTGTCGGTGTGTATGTTCAACCTGCGTGCCAGCACTGCTCTGGTAATCTGTAAATCAGGAACGCCACGTAACATGTAGTCCAGTTCGCAGAACAGCACGATGGTAGATGCTGTCAGTTGTCGCAATTTGCGGATGTTTCGATACATGGTTAGTACCTCAGTTGTTGTATCCATTGTTTTGAGCAATAAAAAAACGCCTGTGACGGTGGGTGGCTTTGAGTTGCCGTTTGCGCCGCATCTTAAAGCGCAATACCCGCCCGTCACAGGCGTTTTTATTGTAAAAAGATGCAAAGTTACGCTGGATTCTCAGTTCAGCGGCCTCTGTTAGGCAGTGCAAAGATAGGGTGTTTTTAGAACATTGACAACTGATTTTTAGCGTCAACCGCCATTTTCACGTTCGCTTTTGCAAGGTCATAATATGATTCCTTCAGTTCAAATCCTATGCCTTTCCGGTTCATCTTTACAGCCTGATAGACTTCACTACCAATACCCATGAATGGCGTGAACACCGTATCGCCCTCATTGCTGTAAAGCAATATCAGTCGTTCGATTGTGTCAAGTTGTAGCGGGCAGATGTGTTTTTCGTCATTTTCTTCACGGCCATTTCTGAAGCCTTGCAGCGTGTTTCCGTAGTCAATATCCATCCAAACAGGTGATGCGATTTTCTGCCATAAGTCTACTGGCAAATAATCGCTTCTTGATGGGTCTTTGTCTTGGTGAGTAATAGGCGTTTCGTTTTCGCCCTCGTTCCTGAAAAACAAAATGTAGTCTGGAATCCCTACGCGGCTCATTACTGAATCTTTTTTGATTGTTTTGTGAAGTAATCCAAGCGCCTTAGTGCGTTGCATTTCAGTAACTGGGTTTTTCCAAATGGTTGTCTTTGCGTGGTAAATGAATCCGAGTTCCTCAAACCAATTTATCAGCATACCGGAAAAGTCCCTTAATCCAATATAACCCTCTTTACCTTTTTGTATTGGCAAGTCCATACAGTGTATAGCGCAAATGCGCCCTGGTTTTAGCGTTCTTTTGAGTTCGGGTATAAGGAATTTAAAATGTTTTTCAAATTGTTTGTAATCTGAAACATTACCCATGTCCTCTTCTTTGTCACTGTATACGTATAGCTCGGCAAACGGTGGCGAAAATACAACAACGTCTGCGCAATTGTCTGGCAGTTTTTTTGTTTCCTGTACGCAGTCCCCATTAATCAAATGGTATTGATCTGTTTTTATTTCTTTGTGTGGTATCATAAATTTTGATTTTGCTGATTTATAATTTGTTTCTGCTGAGTATTTTGACATTTCCCGAATACGTTCAAAGTGTTGTTTTTCCTTTTCGAGTATCGATGCCCTAACATTTGTCTGGCTTTCAGGAATAAGAATATGAACCGTAACTTTGTTCTTTTGTCCGAAACGGTAGCAACGCCTAACAGCTTGGTAAAACGCCTCAAATTTAAAATCGTAAGACATAAAAACCATTTCATTGCATTGTTGGTAATTCATACCAAACGAAGCGATTGATGTTTTTGTGATAAGCGTGTGAAATTCTTTGTTTGCAAATCCGTTAAGGTGCTTGGCTTTGTACTCAGGTGAATCAGACCCTTGCACGTTTACGCTGTTATCGATGAGTTTTGCGATTGAATCGGTTTCACTGTTTTTAAGTCCCCAAATAATTAACTGATTGTCATTTTTTATTTTCAACGTTTCTTCAATCCTTTGGGCGAACGATTTATTTAAATCTTTGTGAAGCTCGGTAGCTGATACCGATACGTTTCCAAAAAGGTTTTCGCTTTCGTTTTCCATTTCGATAATGTGCTCGATGTATTCGATTTCTGGTAAATCGTATCCGGTTTCTTTAAATCCTAATGTAGCGGGATTATCCATTGCAATACTCCAACTGGCAACGTATTTCCAAAACGCATCCTTTGCGTGTTTTCTTAAACGCCATTTAGACGTTTCTCCTCCGTCGTGAACAAAGAACATTGCGAGCATTTCTAAATAGCTCATAGCGCCTAAAAACTCGCTATGCTGGCCTAATTCCATGTGGTCGTTTGGTGACGGTGTTGCGGTGCAGCAAAGTTTGTATGGCGTTCCTTTGAATAAGTCAATAATCATTGAAGACGTTTTTCCGTCACGCCCTTTTAGTATTGAACTTTCATCAAGTACAACGCCTGAAAAAATAGAAGTATCTATATTTTTTAACTGATCGTAGTTTGCAATTTGTATTGGTGCAAAATGCGGGTTATTAAAATCGTATGATGCCGTCGTGACTTTGATATTGAATTTTGTACCCTCATCAATTGTCTGCTGCAATATGGCAAGCGGCGCCAATATCAAAACTGGTTTCTTTGTTTTTTTTGCGACTTGATTTGCAAACTCCAACTGGCAAAATGTTTTACCTAATCCGCAATCGAGAAACAAAGCAAATCGGCCTTTTTCTAACGCTACTTTTACACAAAACTTTTGAAAGTCTTTTAAAAGCGGGTTTAGTTGTTTGTCAGAAACTTTAAATCCTGACGAAATAAACGTTTTCTTTTTTTCATCGAGAAACTCGAAATAATCTTTACTCATTTTTATAAAAGTTAAAACCCGCTTCAAAATGTCGTAAGGCAGACAAAGAGAAACGGGATTTAGAATATTTTTTACGGTGCCTTACTCCCGATTTAATGCAAATCTAATAAAAAGTTTTGTATTGTGATGCTATAATGATTCTAAATTAGTTTGCTCTCGCTCCAAAAACACCCCCTCACAGCAAATAATCTCAAACGCTGTAACCGTGTACGGCCACTTAGGAGAATGTTCGAGGCGTATCCCGGATATGTAGGCGGGCTTTCCGAGGTGGGTGGTTGGGGTTGCTTGCGGTGGGATTTTCATAGAGATTCGTATTGTTGGATTGCTTTGAATATTTGGTGGGCTACTTGCGGCACTATTGCGTTCCCTCCTGCTTTGATTGATTCGTTTCGCCATTTAGGAAAGGTAATTCCGTCCAATCTGGCGGAAAGCCCATCATTTCCATCACAAATCGGGGATTGAGTTGGGAAGTTTTCCCAGGTTGATGAAATGTGTCTGGTAGACTGTTTGTTTCGTTTCTCCCGCATGCTTGTAAAGCCTCCGATGTTCTCGCTCCTTTCCAATCCCTTGTCGTTGGCGTACATAAAAGTCTGCTCAAGGTCATTGAGTGCATGCTCCCTTCCTTCACTTGCGTTGATTTCATGCATGCTGTTGCTCCCGTACTGTCCATTGCGGTTGGGGTTGGTAGCATCTTGTTGAAGTTCTTCGCAATCACGTCTTCCAAGTTCCCCTTGCCCCGGTCGTTGCTGCAGTTCCCCCTGGCTGCTGCTGCTCTTACTGTTGGAAGCATTCCCCTTATTGCCAAGTCCGCTATGTTCATACTGTGGCTGTTCCCATTCACTGCTTTGCGTCTGCCCGTTTCCGTCAGTTCCGCTTCGTAGTGTGGTGTTTCTTGCGTTGTTACGGTAGGCAACAAACCAAACCCTATCTCTTCGGTGCGGTGCGTTAACGGCACAAGCTGGAAGTACATACGGCCATACTTCGTACCCCGCAGCTTCCAGGTCAGTTTGCACTTCGTGGAAAACCAACCCGTCTGACCAATTAATAAGCCCGAAAACGTTTTCGCCCACAACCCAACGTGGTTGAATTTCTCTAATTGCTCTAAGCATTTCAGGCCACAAATGGCGTTCATCTTCTTTGCCTTTTCGCTTTCCTGCAAGTGAGTATGGTTGGCATGGGAATCCTCCTGTAAGAATATCAATTCTGTTTGCATATTTTGTAAAGTCTGTTTTGGTTATATCTGTGAATGATTCAGCATCCGGCCAATAATATTTCAATACTTTCTGCCCAAATTCGTTCCATTCGCAATGAAATATATTTTCCCACCCCATCCATGATGCAGCTAAATCAAAACCGCCAATTCCGCTGAATAATGATCCGTGGGTCATGCTATTAACTTTTCAAGGTTCTC